AGCTCGCAATGCTCCGGTGGCGGCTTTACCCAATCCACCAATAATGTGATACAGGCCGTAACCGTATGGACCCAGCCCCGGCAGGAATTTGTAAGAAACAAACCAAACATTCTTTTTAAACTTGGTATCGTCCTCGTCCCAGTTACGACGAATAGCAACAACTTTTTCAGATTCCTTGTGAATCGTAATAACTACGGGTTTTTCCGGTTCATCTTTTTTAGATAAAACATCAGAAAACGTATGAACCTCTAATAATTCTACAGGCGCATCGTTATCAGCATAAACGGCATCTATACCGTCAATTTCCTGTACGGTTGTTTCTCCTGTAGATTCATCCCGAGCTGGAACAGGTAAATAAAAGCCATTCGCTACATATTGATTATATTCATGGCGAGGAACTCGCAGAACATGGGTATACCGTGAAGCTGATTCTAAATCCGTAGCTCCTGCATCAATAACAAAATCTTCAGCTTGCACAAACCGACTGGTAATTCGCCTAAGATTAATATCAAACCAGCTTTTCTTATATGTTTGACCAACCAGCGGGAGATGGAACAACATCTGATCAAGATCAGGAAAATATTCCGGCATTTCCTCCGTTAGCTGGTAGTTCATATAGGTAGAAACACGCTCAGCCTGTTTTTGTGTTTCTTCTGTTGGTTCGCCTAAAATTGTAGTGCCGACTGGGCCTCTGGGCGGGAATAATTCAGTAATAGCCTTGGCCTGAAACTGGGTAGCAGCCTCAGCAATCATTGGATGAACAACATTGGTCAAACGGCGGCTTTCTCTTGCCCCGCCTTGCGGATCAATTTGCCGTTCATCTGGTTTAAGGGTTTCTAGGCCATGGGTATAAACTCTAAGCCAGTCCTCACGAGCGTTAACATCATCAGAATAGTCGTCTAAAATAGACGAGGCCAGCCTGTTTTGATCTTCAAGTTCTAATGTTTCCGCTAAGTTAGCGTCCCATTCCCGTAAATCAAGTTCTTCTATTGTGTCTGGTTCGGGGGTACCTATTAAAAAGCTACCGTCAGGCATTTCCTCCAACGGCACATTGCTGAGTGTATCTTCAATAAGCTGAAACGGTGGTGCATATTCAGCCATAAATAGCTCCAGGTAGATTTACTACGTTTGATTCATTAAATGGGTCATCACGGAAGGCTGTTTCTGGTTCCCACTCATCATCTTCTGGCGGCTGAGCATACCACATTGCGCGTAGACGAATTAAGGCTTGGGTTACAGTATCTACTATGTCGGCGCCATCCCCTGATGGGAAAACGGCGCAGTGCCTTATTACCTCTTTTGCCCAACGTCGGTCAGGATACCACACTAATCCAGATTCTAGCAAGGCGCTCGCCGCATGGGCGCGGGCCACTTTATCCCGATCTGGGGAATACGGTATGGTGGGTATTCCCATCTGACGTAAATCCTGGATTAATGACTGCCCGCTGGCCTTCTTTTCTATGAGGACCGCGTCTGGCGAAAATTCTTCATACAGTTCTTTTGCTGCCCTTCTCAGATTGGGGAATGAACACCTGTCCCGCCAACGGTGCAGCAGCATGATGTTATAGCGGCTTCCGTAACTGAATACTCCCCATGTTGTACAGGCTGAATAACTGGCGGTATCTTTTTCACTAAAGGCCGTATCCCAAGACTGGAGAACATATATCAATTGCGGGTTGGCATCTCTTTCCCATAAGCGCCACCATTTTTCACGGAGGATGCCGCCGCCTTTCGGAGCGGGCCGTTGCTGAAGTTGCCCTGCCGTTGCATATTCGCCCAGGCTGCTACTTAAATTCGAAATGGCTTTTTCATTAAAGCGACTGGGCCACAACAGTTCGTCTTCCTCAGAGCGGGGGTCTTCTGGAATACTGCAATCCGGCAAAATTGAAAAATATATGTGCGGGTGATTGGTCTCATATTTTGCTGGCACACATAAATGGGTCCATTCTTCCGGTTCTGTCTGAAATTTGTCTGCTACGGCTTCGGCCTGTTTTCGTAGAATATGGCCCGTTAAATCACGTTCATGCACACGCTGCATAATGATAACGAAAGCACCCGTTTTGGGATCATTCAATCGCGAGGGTACCGCCGTGTCCCACCATTCTAAAACATCCTGCCTAACCAATTCACTTTCGGCCTGTTTAACATTGTGCGGGTCGTCTATTACTATTATGTCGCCGCCTTCACCCGTTAAGCCGCCGCCAACGGATGTAGCAATACGATGCCCGTTGCGGTTATTTTCAAAGCGTTGCTTTTGGTTCTGATCGCCGGTTAGCTGAAATATATCGTGCCAATTGTCCTGGTACCACTTTGAAGTCAACAATCGTCTGCACTTAACGCTGTCCCGTGTAGATAGGGACTGGGCATAACTAGCAAACAAGAACTGCTTGTTGGGCTGGTGTATCCATGTCCAGCAGGGAAATGCCACCGAACAGGTTAGTGACTTCATGTGGCGGGGCGGTATGTTGATTATCAGCCGTTGCAGCTCGCCTCTGCTTACCGCTTCCAAGTGCTCGCAAATTGCTTCAATGTGCCAGTTGTCATAATACCGGCGTCCAGGTTCTAGGGTGTCCCAGGCACCTTTAATAAACTCGTGCATGTAGCGGCTTTGTAACTCGCGCTCTACGGCTTGCGGCGTCAAACTGTGGGCAAGTTCCTGTAGGTCATTCATGCTGTACGTTTGGGCTTCCAGCCGGTCTTTCGCAACGTGCCATAAACATACGCTTTGGCTCGTTTGCCCTTCAGACCCTTTTTATGTGCTCGTCGCTTTAACTTCCGTTCAAGCGGCTTGGGCATTACTTCTTCTTGCCCTTTTTCTTTTTCTTCTTTTTCGGGCGTCCTCGTTGACTTCCATACGTTCCGGGTCCAGACGTCATGCTACAGCTCCTTATCTAACTGCTCCGCTTCAACAATTAACGTACTCAACTTCTTACGGCGATCTAATTCCACGCCGTGGGTATCACGCACATGTGACTCTAACTCTACCTTCGTCATGTTGGCGTAATCACTTGAGGGCATCGGGGGCGGCGGTGGTACAGGAATCGTTGACGCTGGGGGACCACCCCAAGATACTTCCGAATCTTTTACGGTAAATTCAGCCCCGGCGGGTTTTCCACTGCCAATCAAGTATTCTTCAAAATCGGCTTTACTCATGTTTTTACTGAAATCAGGTGAAATTCTAATTGTAGGCATAAATAAGATCCTCTCTTCTAACCACAAATACCAAAAATTTGTTCAATTGGCAATGGTACCTTATCAGAAGGAGGGGGTGAATAAAATAACGATGTGTGACGAAGGTCGGGGTGCGATTTCATGTGAATATGGTACCAGATATGAAATGTGGGGGGTGGGTCGTTCTTTTTCCGATGAACCCTGCGATCATCCTGCCGCATGGAACCAGTATCACAGGAGGTGCGGAGGCGGAGGTGCGGAGCCAGAATCATAGGAAGCACGGAGCCAGAATCATAGGAAGCACGGAGCCAGAATCATAGGAAGCACGGAGCCAGAATCATAGGAAGCACGGAGCCAGAATCACACACCTTGTGAAAATTGTAGGCCACAAAAAACCCCTAGCCAATTTGGCTAGGGGTTTAGTGCGCCTAGGCTTTAGGCAGGGTTAAAACAATAAACCCTTTGTTGTGCGCCAACGTTGGGTTGTTTTTTGTGCAGGGCCCGCAAGCGCTTTTGCGGCAAGCGGCATAGTATGTACTAACCGTTACCCCTGCCATGCGGCGCAAAATTAACCAGCGGTTATAGCGGGCCGTACCCTCACGGGCTGGTGGTGTGGCCTGTGGGTTTGGCACAGTAATAACCAATTGGCTAAAAGGTACCGCCGTAGGTATGGCGGGCGCGGTGGTTGCGGGCGCGGTGGTGGTGGTAGGTGGTGTTACTTTTGCCATTTTAAAATACCCCTTGGCAAGCCAGCGCTGCGGCGCAGCGCCTATACACACCATACACTAGTACACCGGGTACACAAGCACAAAGTGCGTGAATGAAAAATTTAATTTACCTGGGCGGCGATTCATGAAAACTTGCCCCGGCAACTAATTCTTAATGAGAAAATGACTCACCGATTATGGGATCGGAGGTCGGAGGGGATTTTGGATTTTGGACAAAAAGAACCCCCGCCGAAGCGGGGGTCAAGTTGAGGTAGAAGGGGTATTTAGTCAAGCATCCGAACCTCCTTTCCCGTGTCGGATCTCAAACCAGGCAGCAACGACAAAGACTCCGAGCATGTTGACTCCGAGTAGGATGCTCCAGATATGCACCCAAGTGAAATACTCTGGAGCAAAGAGCATCAGAAAAATCGGACCATAGATAACGATTATCGACAGGAATATTCCGAAAGGAACTAGAATATCTATACGCATTTGACCTCTCCTCAATCTTCGGCTAACTCTGCCACGGTTTTATCTGCATTACGCTGGATCTGGTTATAAAACTCCGTTTTGTAATCTTCTCCAGTATCGTACAACGCGCAATTTTCAGCATATATCGCATTGAACTTGCACAACTCTTTAACAGTCGCAGCGGCCTTTAAGACAGCCGATTTCTCAGTGGTGCAGCCGGACAGTATCCAACGCTTCTCGTCCTTCTCTACACACTCAACCCAAACATCCCAACCGTCATCGTAATGCCGGAGAGCGTGGGCGTCTACTGCTTTGACTAACTCAGCTATTGCTGCCATTTGATTTCTCCTCGTGCTTGTTGGCGGGACTTTGCCTTGCCCGCTTTGCGAAGAGCCTTTTCCCATTTGCGAGAAAGGGCGTTTTGCTTGACTTTGCCTAGTGGCTGCATTTGATTTCTCCTACCTAAGCTGTACACAAAGTATACAAAGCACAGCCTGTCTGCCGCAAGGGCCTTTTTTTCATGAAAATATAATACTTGTTATCCTGGTGTATTAGTGTACTATGTGTATAGGTGCTGCATGTCGTATCACCGTATCAGCCAAAGGGGTTTTTCAATCATGGCTAAAACACAATCAGCAATTCCCGCAATCCCAACCAGCGTCCCTTTTCCCCAACTCGTAATCACGGTGCCTAACACTCAGGCAACGCCTCCAGCGCGTCAGGGGTGCGCTCGCTACGTCCGGTGGCAACTCCTGCTAACTCTGGGCGGCAAAACGGTTGGTGACTATTATGCGGCCTGTCGCAAAATCGGCTCACCGTGTACCCGCAACAATCCCACCTTGGCTCACAACAAGGGCCTCGTCGTGCTTACCGCGCCTAAGTCGTAGGGCGTCCGGCCCCGGTCACCAACAGGTG